GCAACTAACAATCCCGATGGATCCCCTAAGACTACCACTGCATCAAAAACAACTAGTACAGCAGGCAATGCACAATCAAATTCTACAGTAACCGCATATCAGAACTGGTTAAATCAAAATGGTCAAAAGGTTGCAGTAGATGGACACTTTGGTGACGAAACTGATACAGCGGCTAAGGCACTGCTAGCTGATAAAGCAAAGATGGCAGATCCTAAAGTATTAGCAGCATGGAATGATTTCCAAGGCAAACTAAATGCTGGATTTAAAGATGGATCAATTACACGCTATCCAGGAAAAATGGGCTATGCTCAACCTGTACCGACTAAAACTGAACCAGCTAATAAAATGACACCAGACGAGCAAGCTGCTCGTGATAAGGCAGGTGATATGAGTGAACCCGATGCAGTTGTACCACAATCTGCACCCGTTGTGAATAATGGTCCATGGCCAGCGGGTAGCCCACAAGCCGACGCATATTCTAAACTAAGTCCGGAAGATCAAAAATGGATAGGTAGTGCTGATCCATTAGATCCATTTATTCTAGCTCGTGCTCCAAACAAAGGACAGCCAGCGACTCCTGCACAAAAAGAGTCTGTTGGGTACGATGAACTCCAAAGATTAACAAGTCTAGTGCATTATCGTTAATTGAGTAAAATACTCATATTTTCAGCAAGATTCTTCTTGCAAACATAAATAAAAGCGTATACAATAACATGTATGCGCTTTTTGTTTAGAGGGTTCTAAACAAATATAGGCAAATAAAAAGCAGTAACAAAGGCTAACAATAGGAGAATTATAATGGCATCTTTGGCAGAAATTCGTGCAAAATTAAAGGCAGCTGAATCAAAAGGTTCAGACAACAATAGAACAGGTGGTGATAATTCAATTTACCCATTCTGGAATCTCAAAGAAGGCGGTGAATCGGTTCTACGATTCTTACCAGACGGTAACGCCGACAATACTTTTTTCTGGGTTGAACGTGCAATGATTAAATTGCCATTCGCTGGAATTAAAGGTGAATCAGAATCAAAATCAATTACAGTACAAGTACCGTGCGTAGAAATGTATGGCGATACATGTCCTATCCTTTCAGAAGTGCGTGGTTGGTTTAAAGACCCAGCATTGGAAGATATGGGCCGTAAGTACTGGAAAAAACGCAGTTATATTTTCCAAGGTTTCGTTGTTGAAGACGGTCTTGCAGAAAAAGAAACTCCAGAAAATCCAATTCGTCGTTTCATTATTGGTCCTCAAATCTTTACAAGTATCCGTGCGGCACTTGTTGATCCAGAGTTGGAAGATTTGCCAACTGACTACGTGCATGGCTTAGACTATCGCATGAAGAAAGGTAGCAAGGGTGGATATGCTGACTACTCAACATCAAGCTGGGCACGTCGTGAGCGTCCATTGAGCGATATCGAACAAGCGGCTATCGACACACATGGCTTGTTTAATTTATCAGACTTCCTGCCTAAGAAACCAGGCGAAGTTGAATTGAAAGTTATGAAAGAAATGTTTGAAGCGTCAGTTGACGGTGAGCCATATGATATGGATCGGTGGGGTCAATACTTCAAACCAGCTGGAATGAGTCAGAATACTGGAGATCCAAATAAAGCAGTAAAAGCTACACCATCAGTATCAAGTGATGATACCGTTGATGAAGAAGAGGCTGCTCCAGCACCAAAGACAGTAGCACCTACTCCTAAGACAGAGTCAGCTACAGAATCTAGCACAGGCGGTGATCGTGCTCAAGATATCTTGGCAATGATTCGCAATCGTCAAAAAGCGTAATGTAAAGGGCTTCGGCCCTTTACCAATCATTTAGGAGAATAACTATGGCTACAAAAGCCTTCGATTTATCAAAATTTAGAAAGACCTTGACCAAGTCAATTGACGGTCTGGGTGTTGGATTCAATGATCCAACAGATTGGATCAGTACAGGTAATTTTGCCTTAAACTATCTAATCAGTGGTGACTTTAACAAAGGTGTACCGTTGGGCAAAGTTACTGTGTTTGCTGGAGAATCAGGTGCAGGTAAAAGTTTTATCTGCTCCGGTAATTTGGTACGCAACGCACAAGAACAAGGCATTTATGTTATCTTGATCGATAGCGAAAACGCACTTGATGAAAAATGGCTACACGATCTAGGTGTAGATACAAGCGAAGAAAAACTTCTTAAACTCAACATGGCTATGATCGATGATGTGGCAAAGACCATTCACGAATTTACCAAAGAGTACAAAGAAATGGTCGACCGTCCTAAAGTCTTATTTGTCATAGACTCATTGGGTATGTTGCTTACCCCTACCGACATTAATCAGTTCGAAGCTGGTGATTTGAAGGGAGACATGGGTCGTAAACCTAAGGCATTAACAGCATTAGTTCGTAACTGTGTTAACATGTTTGGTAACTTAAATGTAGGTATGGTCTGTACAAATCACACATACGCAAGCCAAGACATGTTTGATCCAGATGACAAGATTTCAGGCGGACAAGGATTTGTCTATGCATCTAGTATCGTTGTTGCTATGAAAAAACTTAAACTTAAGACTGATGCAGATGGTGTTAAGACTAGTGAAGTACATGGCATTCGTGCAGCCTGTAAGATCATGAAGACTCGTTATGCAAAGCCGTTTGAAACATTACAAATTGAAATCCCATATGAAACCGGTATGAATCCATATAGTGGTTTAGTTGATCTATTTGAAAAACATGGCTTGTTAACTCAGCAAGGCAATAGACTTAAATGGGTTGATCCTACCACTGGAGAAGAGTTTCTTTTCTACAGAAAAGAATGGAAAGATGATAAATTAGATATGATAATGAAAAATTTTCATATCAAAGCTGAAACAACACCCATTCCTGAGGAGACAGTAGAAGATGTTGAATGAAACACAAATAGGTGATATCTGGTTACTTTTTGCAGACTATATTGATAAAAAACAAATCGAAGTAGTTGCAGAGCGATATGTTGACTTACTTGCAGATCACGGAGTCACTGATAGGGTTCTACAAGGAGCCATGGGGGTCGACGGTTCCTTAGATTCCGCTATCGATTATTATCTCGACGAAGACGAAGATGATAAAGATGCCGATGAATACGGAGAGCTAGACTTTTAATGTGGTACGCTAAGATAGCCAAAGACATCAGTTATATACCAGATGCTATTCAATACTTTGAGACTGAATTAGTAGATGCAAAATCTGAATGTCGTATTTTAGGAAATGTTGAAAAGGCCGCGGCTTCTATGCCAGGTGTAGTTGAACAACGGTTTAGTCAACTTCAAGAAATTGAGGCTATTTTAGAATATCTTAACATCGAGTTACGTAGACTAAAAAGTAGTCATTTTCGCAAGTACTTGGAAAATTATCAACGTGCTCTAAGTAGCAGAGATTGTGAAAAATTTGTGGAAGGTGAGGCAGATGTCGTTGACTTTGAAAAAATTATCAACGAGTTTGCCTTACTACGCAACAAGTGGTTAGCTGTTATCAAAGCACTTGATCAAAAACAGTGGCAAATTACAAATATTGTAAAACTCCGTGTCGCAGGCATGGAAGATGCTTCAATTTAATTAAAAAATATTATCTAAAAGGTTGTTCTCTTGAAAAAGTTAGTGTATACTTACTAGTATGATGACCACTGATCTATTATTAAACACAATACTAATAAGTGACCAAGACTATTTGAAAAAAGTAGTGTCTCAACGTGACTACAATACATTTATTGGATTACATCAGTCTTCATCTAGTACATTTTTTATTACAGAGAAACAGGCATATTTGCTAGTGAAACTTTTTAAAGAAAACCAAAAAAATCTAGAAAAGTATACTGGCGAAATATCCGAAACAATTACTAATCCTACATGGTCAAGGCCTTTTAGAAAAATTGAACAAGTTAGAAAATTGTCGCTTGTAAAAAATGACGAAGCAGAATTAGTGTTGTGTATAGAATATACATTTTCTGCAAGTTTACGAAATCTAATGCACGAACTTGGTAAGAAAGTGGAAAATTTTATCCAGGGCAGTGCAGGCAAGATATACTATGCAGCAATGACTGAACAAAATATTGTAACCATAGTAGACGAGCTAACTCCTCATAATTTTGTAATTGACGAAACTATAAAAAACCACTATGACGCTATAAAATCATGGTCGGAAGAGTCGATAAAAAATCAATTTTTAATCACTAACATTGAAAATATAAATTTTCAAAAACATATAACTAACGATCTCGGTATCAGTACCACAATCGATAATAATATTATCAATGACCGAAGTATACGATACCAGTATTTTACTGAAAATGCCAAAAATCATGGCGAGACATTAACAGAAGTTATTGCCAACCGTCCAAAGACAAAAATATGGATTGACAAAAAAGAGCACAGTTTAGCCGATGTTATTCGATCATTAAAAGAACTTCGTCGACTACCAATACTAGTAGTATTTGATAATCAGGATCAAGACGCATATCTTGAAAACTTAGAGATTTTATCAGATTCCTTAGAAAAAAATAAAATCACTAATCAGATAGGAATTTATTTTAGACTTCAAAATAGCGATATTGGAAAACAGTTTAATCAACTTATCTCTAATAAAAAGTATAATGCAGAGTTAAACAGTAAGACAACGGTTGCCGCAGTTCAGAGTGGAAAAATACCAAAATTCTTCTTAAAAAATCCATGGAAACCAATGAGTGTAATCACACTAGATACTCGAATGGGCCTGCGACACGGTAAGACAGGAGTGTATGCTAACTGTTGTGATCTAGTTATCGAATATGCAAATACACCCAGCATGCTAGAGCAACGGAAAATATTTGTATGACAGTAAAATTGATTATTCGAGACGAGGTTAACATTAAAATCGAAGGTCTTCCGCTAGATGCTCGAAAAAAACTAGCCAACACATTTAAGTATGAAATTCCGTATGCTCGATATCATCCTGCGTATAAATTAGGTAGATGGGACGGTATGGTAAGCCTATTTGGATTGGGCGGTAATGGTTATCTGAGCCAGTTAGAAACTGTCTTAGGTATACTAGGCAACATGGGTATTAGCATCGACGAAGTTGAAGATTTACGCACAACTCAAAAAATAGAATTTACCCCTGTTACTGAATCATATTGGGCCGACCAAGGAAAAGTATGGCCTAAAGGACATCAACTAGAAGGCCAACCTATTATGCTTCGTGATTATCAAGTCGAAGCAATCAATACGTTTTTAACTAATCCACAAGCCTTGCAAGAAATTGCAACTGGTGCCGGCAAGACTATTACTACGGCAACATTAAGTCAACTGTGCGAGCAATTAGGCAGAACTATTACGATCGTTCCTAACAAATCATTAGTAGAGCAAACAGAAGAAGATTTTATCGCTGTGGGATTAGATGTAGGTGTATATTACGGCGATAGGAAGGATTTAAACAAGACACATACTATTTGTACATGGCAGAGCTTGAACATTTTAGATAAGAAAAGTAAAAATCACGAGCATGATATAGTCACTCTTGCTGAATTTCTTGAGGACGTTAAGACTGTTATTGTTGACGAAGTACATATGGCTAAAGCCGAAGTCCTTAAAAATTTACTTACACAAAATTTATGTAATGCGGCAATTCGTTGGGGTCTAACTGGTACGATTCCTAAGGAAAAATACGAAAGTGAACAAATATTTGCCAGCATTGGCCCAGTAGTTGGCGGCATTAAAGCACACGAACTACAAGAAATGGGAGTATTATCAAACTGCCATGTGAATGTAGTACAAATGATTGATATTTCAGAATTTACCAGCTATGCAGAAGAATTAAAATATCTTGTCACTGATGATGATAGGATGATCTATATCTCAAAATTAATCAGAAAAATCGCAGAATCAGGCAATACACTAGTATTAGTTAATAGGATCGACTCAGGCAAATTTATAATAAATGAAATACCAGAAGCAGTATTTGTATCAGGTGAAGTAAAGACCAAAGACCGTAAAGAAGAGTATGACGAAGTTAAAACTAGCGATAATAAGATTATCGTCGCGACCTATGGTGTTGCGGCTGTTGGTATTAATATACCTCGTATCTTTAACATGGTATTGTTGGAGCCTGGCAAATCGTTTGTTAGGGTTATTCAGTCAATAGGCAGAGGAATTAGAAAAGCCGAAGACAAAGACTTTGTGCAAATATGGGACGTTACGTCCACTTGTAAGTATGCCAAACGGCATCTTACTGAAAGAAAGAAATTTTATAAGGAAGCCAAATATCCGTTCAATATTGAAAAGATAGACTGGCAAAAATAACGATGCAAATATTAACTTTAGACAACACAATGTTCTCCTTGAACAATTTACCAGAAGAGGTGGATGAGAATACACGATTTGCAGTTTTAGATAACTCTGTTCCAAGCGATCCCGATTTTTTATTCATGCCATTAATTTTCTTGGAAAGTTTTAATAGTCCAGCAATGGTACTTAGAATCGGCGATAATGAAGTAACTATGCCAATAGACTGGTCAATTGCCGTTGGTGATAGTTCAACTGGTTGCGATATTGAAGTACTACCATTGACTAGTATAAACGATCGAGGGTTTGAGGCGTTATGTTTTAATCCACTAAGTAGTTTTAGAGTAGAGTTTAAAAAGATAGAAATTGTAAATTTTTATAATGACGTCAAGTGGTATTTTCCTAAAATGAAAAATGGCCAACTTCTAGCAACTCCGATACAGAGTGGAGAGAAACCAGACTGCGTATATTTCGTTAAAGAAATATCAAGACAAAGTGAAATTATTCAATTGGATAAATTATTATGACTTTTAAAGTAGCGTATTTTCAACCTATAACTATGGCAATTGA